CAGCACTTGTTATACTTCCAATCCAGTTTTGTACAAAACTTCCCATATCTTTTGAAGTCATTCCGTTTACAAGTCCTTGTAATAAATTACTACCCATTGAATACATGACTGTTGAAGGAGAATGTATACCAAAACCTGATTTGAAAGTTTCTATAACTTTATCTGTAAGTGTTTGTACCACAGTTGTTAAGTTACCTTCGCTTGCCTGTACTCCTTGAGCTAAATTGTTAACCACGCCAGAGCCATATGTATACCCTGATAGGGATAAGTTATTCATTATGTTCTTATTGTCTGCAGAAAGCGTAGACGTTGCGTTCGTACTTAAAGATTCATTCTGTAATAAAGCCACTGAAAAGTTTTCTACACTATCACGACCGTATAATTTATGTTGATCTACATAACCAGTTATTATTTTTTGGTTGTCTGCAATAACTTTCTCTGTAGAACTATTTAACTCTGCACTTGCTCCCAATGTTCCGGTACCCATTTGTGCAAAGCTACCACTTAACATTTTATTTGTCTTTGAAGCTGTCGTTACATCTGCACCTTTAGGAAGGTTTACTAATTCAGGACCTTTTTCTCCAACTAATGTTACCCCGCCCGGGCTGTTTACCATCCCGTTAGCCGCTGCTGGAAGACCTGTTGCCTTATCTAAGTTTTTCCCTTTAGTCTCCTTCTTTTTATCCCCAACATATTCTAAAGCTTTTATGGTTGGGATATTTATTCCCGGAATTTTATCTATGGTGGTTATAACCCCATTTATTTTGGTTATTAATCCGTTTATCTTTTCTATTACAACATTTACTCCATCAATAGCAGTTTGTTTTATACTACCCCAAATTGCACCCCACGCAGCCGATAAACTCCCAAATTTTTCATGGAGATATATTAATCCAGCTGCCAATAACGCTACTGCACCCGCGATAGCATATATAGGCCATGTTACAGGTAAAGCAAATAATTGTACTAACGCCAACCCACCAGCCAATGTAACAAGTCCTATACCAGTTCCCATTAATAATGAACCTAATCCGGTGTTTCCTTTTTTTAATTCTACAAATCCAGCTACGATAGCACCGATTCCTATACCTGATATTGCTCCAAATCCAATGCCTATTGCGATTAAACCTGCACCAGTTCCCATTAATAATGCAGCTAATCCAGTATTCCCTTCTTTGAGTTCTACAAATCCTGCTGCTAACAATCCTACCCCACCAGCAATTTTTAACACAGAGCCTAATTTACCTAATGCACTGACTGTTGAAACAAAATTACTTATGGCCATAGCACCTTTTAACACTGCAAATGCACCCGCTACTCCGAATATAATAGGTGCTATTCCTTCCCAATTTCTTTTAATACTACCTCCTACATTTACCATTATTTGTTATCTCGGGCAAGTTTTTATTTAAATCATCTATAAATTTTCTTAGAGATTTTCCTAATGGCGTTTTGTCTATGTCGGTTATAAAAGCATTTTCAATGTTTGTTTTAAATAACCCCAATGAGCCGGCTACAGTATCATTCATTGTGTCAGCCATTTTTTGAGCTGCCCCATCACTATCTTGAAAACTTTTGGTTAATTTATCTATTTCATCTTTACTGCTATTCATTAATGCAGACATAGGAGTTAATCCTTCAACTCCAAAAATTAAAGATAGTGCTGCTCCTTTAGAAGCTGAATCCAAACCTTTCATAGACCCTTGCAAGTCTTGAATTAATGTTCCTATATCTTTTATCTTATGTGTAGTAGGGTCTATAGCTTCAAACCCTAATTCTTTCATTTTTTCTGCTGCTTTATCTGTTGGGTTTATTAGTCTGGTAAACATCCTTCTTAACCCTGTACCAGCAGAAGTGCTTTTTATTCCAGCATTTGCAAGCACTGCCGCTGCAGTACTTTCAATAGACCATCCGGCTTGATTAGCTACAGGTGCAATATATTTCATTGCAAATGCCATATCAGGCATTGCTGCTGAAGTGTCAGCCGCTGCTTTAGCGTAAATATCCGCCACATGTGCGGCTTGTGAAGTTTCCATATTAAAATTTCTTATAGCTGCTGCAATATCCAAAGTAGATTCTTGCATTTTTATATTTCCAGCCACCGATAATAATGTAGATGCTTCTAACGAATCCATTACTTGTTTTGCATCAAAGCCAGCAGAAGCCAAGTTTTCAGCACCAGCCGCTATATCTAGGGAAGCTATTCCGTACTTGTTACTTATTTCAATAGCTTTATTGCCTAATTTCGTTAAATCCTTATCCGTAACTTCTCCTAACGTAGCGTGTACCCCAGCCATCTGTTGTTGAAAATCCATAAAGGCAGTAGTAACTTCTTTAATTCCAGCCACCGCGGTATATCCAACTCCGATAAAGCCCAAAGCCCCTAATATACCGCTCATTCCAAGTGACATACTTCTTAGCCCGCTTAAAGAACTACTAAATTCGTTAGCTTTAGC